ACGTGGCTTTCGAGCCTTCGACGCTTTATAGGACTTTTCAGAAATTAATTTGCCGTCACGAAAATACATTCGGCGGCCATTGGCTCCTTTTCTGGTGTACAGTCCAACGGGCACAGTTACTCGTATATGAGTAGCTACTTAAGATTGAGGGGTATAGCCTTCACAATTAGGGCACGGGTATTGTTGTCCTGGCATATAATGAATTTTCCATTCATGTTTACACCTGGTGCATCTTAAGATCGCTTCTCTCTGATAATCATTCATTGTTTATCCTTAATATGATTTAACCCGTTCTCAGCTGAACATGCCATGCATCCATCCAAACCCTGCTTAGTTTGTGCGAATAGGTTTTCATGTGAATAGGATTCGTTACAATCTGGACAGTTGTTAAAGCTCCTCCATTGGGTCTGGGTGTCACCTGTTCGTCGGTAGTAACCTGCCGCACAGTCGGGACAATGCGACCCTACTATAGTTTTATGCAATTTGGTATAACATACCTGGCATATTTGACCCTCATAATAGGATGCCGCGACTTTGGTAAACAATTCGGATCTGTTTACACCTGTCGCTTTCAGGAACTCCAGGAACTTAACTGGAGCATTTACGTTTACCACCTTTGTGATAATCCGCTTTCCTTCACTATCCGTTTTTTCGGGACGGCCAACCCTCCTTTTTGTCTCACTCACATACCCCCAGTATAGAATAGGGTATTAATTAGTTGTTTAATTAATAGATATTAGGTTGAATACCCCTCCAACCTGCGAAAACCTTTGTATATTTTCGATTATAGAAAGTATTATTTATACTACACGGTTTTTTTTAACAAAAAATAATGCGGTGTACTACTACTACTACTATTAATTAACTAAATAATATATATAATAAACTAATCTTTTCCTTTTTCTGAGTGTGAAATAGGGGTGTTTTGGGTTTCTGAGAGCTTTAGAACTGCTTATTTCTGTAATCCCATGCTTAATTCTTGATTAGAAGTGCTTTTTGTCTGCTTATTAGTTGCATCTGCTATCATCGGCAACATTTTAGAAGCTAACGCCTGGATATACCAGGGTTGACCTGATAAATCCTGAGTCATATTATGCAAGAAAGAAAGTTGAGATCCCTCCTCCGAGCCTTTAAGTTCTTTCGCGGCGGCACCCATGGAACCAGCCCAGAATTTTTTAAGGCTCTCACGCGCCTGTGGAAGCATAAATTCCTCAAAATCAATTAACATCTGTTCTCTAATTTTTTTTGTGATAACATCCAAGGACATAAGCAAAGTTTCATCAGATTCAGCACTCTTTAACCAGGACTCTATTTTTTGCTGAGTTTTCAACGGAACATAATAGGTATAAATTATAAAATATATTACGAATGAAATTAACGCAAAAAGATAAAAGGCGGCATCAGTCATTTAGAAATATTTATCCTGGATATACTTAATAGTTATTTTGAATCCTTTTTGTTGCATACAAGATAGAATCCAAAACGGACCTGCGACGGAATATGTAAAACCTAAATTCTTTTTGGCATTATCTCTACAATCTGAAAGTGCATCTAAAAAATCTTTTGTAGGTTCAACTATTGGGTCGAAAGTTTCCGTTACTGCTTCTTTAGATTCATCTATCATATCTTTAATTAAGTTTTTTAAGTTTTCGGGTATATCTTCCAAAACATCCAATAAATCAGCCATCATTTTTAGAGCGTCTGTTGTTTTGTCATACATTGCCGCTAAAACTATCCCCCTGGGTAAATTCAAATCAACAGCAGGAACCACCTCAGCAATAGCGATCAGATTATTCATGGCATTAACTTTAGGGTCTATCTTAGATAATCCTATCCAGGTAATAGCCTGGATAAATGGAGTGAATGCTTTAATTAATTCAGGGGTGATAAGTTCCCAATTAATATCAGGTACAGCCATTTTTTTAGCCATATTAGATACGATACCCCGTTAGGATACACGAAATAGCCCCATTATTAGCGCTCTGAGTGGCCTGAACTTTAACTGTGCTGTTAGGAGGTATGATGAACTCAAACATTTTAGGTTGTAGACCAATATTATTAACCAGGACTACAAATTTTTCCACAAATAAAGGTTGTCCATCCACATTAATTGTATAACTTATTATTTCACCATCACTAATCCCAGACCAATCTATACCCAGGGTGATCCGCGTCAGGTAAAAGTAGGAAGGATTCGTATAATTCAGGAGAGTGACGGCTGAACTTGTCAGGGTGTAGGAGCCTGACCAACCGTATATGTTCCCATCTTTTACCCTTGAAATAGACTTAGACGCGGCTAGGGTCATGCATTATAGATCCGGCCGGTAATCTGACAATAGACGGTTCCTGTGGTGGCTGTGGCTCTATTACCAATTAAGACCGTTGTATGAGGAGGGATTAAAAGAGGTATTACATCGGTACTAGATGCAGCAGAACCCTGGCCGGAAACCGTCGCAAAATTACCTACTACGGTTCCGTTCATGGTTATTTTAAAATTAGATCTTAACCCAGCAGCAGGATCGTTGTCAGTTGTTGAAGCATCCAGAATAAAATCTGCAACAATATAATAATTTCCCGTTGTGAACGAAAGCAACGTTGCATAAGCATCGTTAACAGTCGTCACACCTCCTGAAAATGCCATGCAATGTTCACCTACTACAGTAAGCCCTAGTTGAGGACCTAAAAACGTCGTGATGCGCTTTTTAGCCATTCAAGGGCTTACTCGAAGTAAAGAGTCACAGCGCCAGAACTTGCCGCCATACTACCGCCACCACTAATCTGAATAGCGATCTGGAGGTCTATGTTATTCGCGTTACCAATAGCGAACGCTACTGGGACAGATTGAAAACCGACTGCGCATGCCGCGTCAGCTGTATCTCCAGCTATTCCCATGATGGTAAAGTTCTGTTCTGAAAAATCAGATCCGAGAAGTCTGCATACAACCTGGTATCCTTTTGCATTAAATCCATCCATGGCGCAATCCACTCTAGATATACGGGATGCTCCGCCAGGCACTTGGATATTACCAAGATTGCTGGAATTCATATTGTCGGTTAAAGAAAAATATTCTTTGTCCGTGGGCGTGCTGTCAAATGTTCTACTTATTGTTGTTACCATTTAGAGTCTAAAGTATAGCTTACTTCCTCCGAGTTTTAGTTGTGGAAACTGCTTCCTGGCAAAGGCTCCTAAAAGCGCAATACCTCCAGCAGTCACTAATGTCTTTCTTCCTGCGTTACTTCCTATCATACTAACTGCATTACCAGCCAGGGTACTGAATGCGACCCCTAATTGTCCGTCAGTAACGTCCTTGATTACTCCCTCAGTTATGGAAGTTTTACCAAAAGCACCCGTGACGGTCTTTCCTGCGTTTAGGTATGCGGCTATTGCCAGCCCGCTAGCCATACCAGTGATAGACGGGTGGGGGATTCCTTTTCTCATTTTATAATTACTCCTGGGATTATTCTTCTTCCTGGTGTATGCTCGTCGGGCTGTTTTCCTCACTTGTCCTTTTCTGGTGGAACGTGGCTTTCGAGCCTTCGACGCTTTATAGGACTTTTCAGAAATTAATTTGCCGTCACGAAAATACATTCGGCGGCCATTGGCTCCTTTTCTGGTGTACAGTCCAACGGGCACAGTTACTCGTATATGAGTAGCTACTTAAGA